TGAATAAAATAGACAGGCATATTTGGCTCTGTCACTGAGTATTGGTAATCTACCCATACTTCTTCATAATCTGTTAATAATTTGTCGCCCATGATTCTGTAATCATTTCTAACAGGCGATCCTACTTCATTAGCATCATAAACTGCTCTTGGTGAAGTCAATCTATCTGATGGTAATTGATATTCGTATTTGTATTCGGTAACCGGTGTAGTGACCAGTCTAGCACATTGAACTTTTTTAAATGAAAATGACCATGGATATATAGTTAAGGCTTGATCTCTTACGTCAGCATAAAGACGATCACAAGCAGATGACTCATCAGTGCCTTCCGTAAAAGAAGAAATAGGCTTTGCGCCTAATAATATTAATGCATCAGAACAAACTGATAATGCTGAATCTCCAGCTGCCATATTCTATCTCCAGATGTGAGAATAAGGTGAGTGCCAAAACACCCACCTTACCCAAAGTTACATATTTACTACTCTGATTAATCTGAGTCTGTAGAAGTTACAGCAAGACCATCAGTTACGTCTACTGTTGTGCCATTGTTAGCATTTACATATACTAAATGACCAAGCGTATTAGCTGTGTCAAATACATAAATTAAATCGCCAACTTTAAGCAAAGAAGCTGCGCTATTGAAATAGCCAGCTGTATTTACAGTAGCAATAGCGTCTGCGCTAGAGTATGTCCAAAGCTGTGGAGCATTACCAGCTTTAGATTGACCACCAGCTGCATTAAGACCAGTTGATGAATAAGCCATGTTTTATCTCCTTAAATTATGCTGTTTCACGAGCAGTGATTTGAACAATACCTTCAGCATCGATCGTTGTTGCAGTCGCAGAGAAGATTGCATTCACAAGGAATGATGTCTTTTCTGGAATGTAATTGATCTCTGTCTTAGGTGCTATACCTTCTGCATAACCAACAGCATCTTTATGGAATGCAAATAATGTTCTGTCTAAAGAACCATCAATTGCTAAACCACCTTCTGATCTGTCGCCTAATACGTGGAATGTGAAACCTAAGAATGTATTGATTTCACCAGCTACAAGAGCTTTTACAGTATTAAAGTCAGATGAAGTTACTGCTGTTTCTGAAAGTAATGATGACAAGTTGTTACCATGAAGAACAATATGACGGCCTTCTGGTGGAACATTGTTTTTGTCCAATAGACGTTTAGCTTCACGTAGTTTAGCTACGTTAAGGTTAGAGTCTGTTGTGCCGATATCGTTAGACACTGTTAATGATGTGCCAGATGCAGCAAGTGCGTCAAGGATCATTTGGTCTTGACGACGACCAATAGCGTTAGCTACTAATTGCACTAACTCTTGTCTTTCATCAAAATTTACTTTTTGTTGCATGAAAATGTCAGAATACTCTGCTGCATTCCAGTCTGCTAAAGTAGCAGTTACTTGGCTCCAGCCAGCATTCAATGGTGTGACATCTGTTTGTGGAACTCGTAAAGTAGCTACACCTTTGCCTACTTTAGGAAATTTTACTACTGAGCCTTCAACACCGCGTCTTTGGCGAACCGCACCAACTAATTGTGCCTTACCTTGGTAAGCCTGTTTAACTTCGGCATCAAAGAGCGTTACAAAAGCATTAGATAATCCAATAGCCATGTTATTCTCCTAGAATTGATAAAAATAAAGTTTATCGCTTTGGTTAGCCAGACGTTCTGGGCCGTTGCTTGCTATTTACGATAGCCAGCCGACAAGACGTTACTTGTGTAAAGGGTTGCTATGCAATGAGCCTTGTGTGATTTTTAACACAGAATTTACAGTTGTGCAAGTATTTTTGCGATATTTGCAAAAAAAAGCCCTCAATTAAGAGGGCTATCGCGAACTATTTGCGGTTTAAGCAAATGCTTCTTGGAACATCTTTTCTACTTTTTCTCTGTATGCTTTATCTGTTTGATACTTTGGATCAGCTACCATTTGATAAAGTTCAGTTTTTGATGGTGCGCTACCTTCTGGTGCGCTATCTGTTGGCACTCGGCCTTCATAAGCACCACGCAGTTTTTCTAAAGCAGCAATACCTTTAGCTGTTCCACCCATATACTTAAATTCTTCAAAGTCGTCTTTACTCCATACGCCTTTTTGAACTAAGCCTGTTCCCCACTGCACAATGCTTTTAATTCTAGCATCAGCATTAGGGCCTAAAGATTTACGCTCTTGTTCTAAATTAAGCGTAGATGTTTGAGTTAGATTAGCATTCATTTCCACAATAGGCTTAACCAAGTCATCTAATGCAGCTTGACTAACGCCATGCTCTTTAGCCCATGTTGCTACATGGCCACGAACAGGATCATCAGCTGGTGTGTTACCAAAAGCTGAATAGTCATAATTACCATCTGCTGGTGCTTTATGTTTACCTTGTGAAATTTGCTTACGAAGATCTGTCCACGATTTTGCAATCGCTTCTAAGTCTGGTTCTGCCTCATCTTTTTTCCAAAAGTTTTCTGGCCACCAATCTGGTCGTTCTAACGGGCCATCGTCATCTTCTGGTGTATCAAGATGTGATATTGCTGTTTTGTTTGGATCTGTATCTGCTGCTGGTTCTACACTTACATTATCGAGTAGGCCAGCGTCTTGAGATACTTCCTCAGTGCCACTAGGCTCGATCACGTCGTCTGTCATTTGATTTTCCTTGCACGAATTAACCTTGCTTCTAAATCTCTGACTATGCTGTTCTGACCTTCTCGGTAGTAAGCATAACTAGAATCGCTACCGGGCAAGGCAACCGGCTGCTCTAAAACAGATTGGCGTAACCAATCCATTAATTTCTTTCCATCTTCATTACCTAATACACGTAATGCTAATCGATCTAAATCATCTCTTGCTTGATTAACATCTCTAACGTCTAGTGGTAATGGCGTTTCTAAATCTTCCCAACCAGCCATTATTCGTCATCCTCTGGTTCTTTAAATGGGGACTTACCTTGTTTCAATCTCATTGAAGCATGATCTATAGCTTTTTTTATAATGGATGAAGGCAATTTGCTTTTAAACTTTTCACTTTGAGGATCTACACTTAATAAAAAATTTAATTCTTTTTGGTTTAGTCCGGGAACAATTAATGGTATTTCAACTTCTTCACCATTCAATCCAACAGTCATACTTATTTCTGTTGATACTTGATTGGGATCATCTAGTCTTTTAAGTTCGCCTTTCCAGCCAGTATATTTTTTGCCAGCACCACTTTCGCGCATTCCATAATCTTCAAAATCATCCATTACATAGCTCCTTGTTGCATAGCGCCTTTAACCATTTCTGGCACAGCTTCTGGTGCTGCTTGAGCTGCCATCATAGCCATTTGTGCTTGCTGTTGTTGAATCATCATACGTTCTTCTGCTGTATTAAGTATGCGTTGTGGAATACCTAACTTCTCTGCAATAAACTCTAACATAGCATCCATCTTAATCATAGCTTGACCTTGTGGTCCTACGCCTTGAACTATTTGTGCATATTGCAATACGTTCTGCACATCTTCCATAGCTTGAGCCATATCTAATGGTGCTACTGCTGATACTTTAATTTCAAGTCCATTAACTTTTAATGGCAAGTTAATCATACCACGATCATCCATAACAGATAATATCTTAGTTACTAATGGAATCATTGTTTCATTAATAAGTCTGCCAAAAGCTGAACCTAGGTTTTGTGATAACTCTTTCATTCGCTCTACCACTTCCGTAGCTGAACGTGCTGACATGTTGTCTGGTGGTAAAGACTCATCTAATAAAATACGCTTAATGCTCATGCGTAGATCATTCATAATGATTTGAGATACATTAAAGTCACCAGCTCTTGGCAATGCTTTTAGAGATTCTCCTTGTGGGCCACCATTACGTGCTACAGGAATAATAGCGCCGGGAATAATCTTTACTGTATTTGGATTTAATACACCATCATCTGCTGCGGTATATACGCCAGCAATAGCTAATGATGCATTCTTTAATACAAGTTCTAATGTCTTATTGAGTGTTTTAATATCTGGTAATGCAGTAATCAATGGACCGCGACCATAAATCTCACCAGCTACTTTTGCATAGCGTGATACAATCCATGGGCTAACATTCATTCGTCTATAAACTAATTCTGTTTTAGATTCTTTATGAATCACATGGTAACAATAGTCACCACGTTTTTGATCTAGAATAGTAGCCTCAATAAAATCTAATTCATCTGTTGGCTTTTGATCTATCTTCTTTTGTAAGTCATCTGAGATTTTTGCATCTGGCCATTGACGCATAATAGATTCGCCTTTGATACGCATACGTCTATATACATTATCTACTTGACCATTAGCGCCTTCTTCAAATGATACTAAGAATTGTGGCACAGGGATAAAGTTAATTGGACTAATATCATCGCCGGGCTGAACCATCATAACCGCAGTGCCTACAGATAGATCAAGCAAGAACTCACCAATAGCAATATCAAAATTAGATTGCTTTAATGCAGCAAACATTTTATCTGCATATACATCTAAAGCAGCTTGTGCTTCTGCTTTACGTTCTTGTGGAATATCTGTGCCGGGTTCTAATCTGCACCATTTACGTTGTGGTGGAAATATACCAGACTGCATACGATTAGCAAAACGCTGTGTTGAGTTAATGGCTGTTGCATCAAACACACGATTCATTTTCTTTTGGCCAGATGTTTTACCATCATAATAGCCGTCATAAAGATTACGTTGTGGCAACGCAAACTCATAACATTCTTCGTATAAGTTTCTAAAATCTTCTTTTTTAGTAAGCGCTTTATCGTGTCGTTTTAGGACATCTTCTGCGGATAATCTCATCATTGTTGCCATATCAATCCTTTTTATTTCTGTTTGCAAAGTTACGTGCTGCTTCTTTACTACCAAATCCCCAAGCTTTTAATGCTAACTTTAATCGAGTAGGTCTGCCTTTCTCATCTACCAACGGACCAGACATTCCACCAAAGCGAGCAGCAAAAGACACACGCCTACTATTAGTTCCGCTCTTGAGTGGTGCTTGTAGATTTCCGCCCTCTTTTTTCTCAAAATACTTTCTTCCAGCTTCATTTAAGCCACCTTTAGGATTTTGATGTTTTTTTAAAGTCATTATTCATACCATTCTAAATGTAAATATGCCATGTGATCTGTTCCGTTCACATTAGTTAATCTAAATAAATAGGTTGTTAATGGAGCTAATATTTGTTCTGTTGTGCCAACAATACCACCACCAGATTTCTTTCCTGTGCCACCAGCAATAAACTCAGCTTCTAACAATGTGCCAGTAGATGTCACTGTAGGATTAAGTAATATAGCACTAGCACTTGTAGTAGCAATGGTTCTATTTCTAGAAAAAGAAGATAATGTTGTGCCACCAGTGACTACTGCATTTTCATACAAATATAATTCTGCATCTCCACCACAGTTTGCATCGTAAGTAATATGCGGTTTGATACCAGATGCCCATGCAATAGCTATATCAATACTTGCGCCAGCAACAAGTTTAGCTGCTTCTGGATATAGTGTATATGCATAAAAAGCTCTACCTTCATGTAGACGTAAATGATTAACGTCTATCATAGGGAATGGCTTATCAGAGCTGGCAATATAACTTATGCCATCTTTATCTACATAAGCTGGATTAACATGCCTAGATTTAGTAGTATCCGACTCACGTAAAATATTAATAGCCATTATTTTTTAGCAGCTCTCATGTTATCCACAAGATTAGGATAAGGCCTTCCAGCTTTCTTAGCCATTTGCTTTGCTGCTGCTTTTTGCATAGGCGTTAGCTTTTTAGGCTTACCTAAATCTTTTGGTCTTTCCTTATCCCAAACTTCTTTCATTTCTTTTTAGCCATTCCAGCTTCAGACATAGCAATAGCTACGGCTTGCTTTTGTGACTTAACTACTGGGCCGCCTTTGCCAGAATGTAATGTGCCTTTTTTGTATTCACGCATTACTTTCTTAACTTTAGCTTGCATTTTGTTTTCTTTCATTATACGCCTCCGCCAGTGCCTAATGATTCACCAGTGCCTAATGATTCTGGCGCTGTTGATGACACAAGTAAAGATGATCGTCTTTGTCTTGCACGTTTGCTTGCAGCAGCAGCTGAAGCGTCTGCTTTTGCGGTATCAGTAATTTTTGGTGGTTCTGGTGGTGGTGGTGGTGGTGATGGTGATGATCCGCCCATAGTATTCTCCTTAAGATGTCATTGTTTCATCAGAACCTAGCGTTTCAATGCCAGTTTCTGGGGTTAGTCTTGCTTCTGATAATAATACACGTTCGCCAGAGGCTCCTCTAGCTCTACGTCTGCCAGCAGCTTGTTCTGCTAACGTTCTTCTTTCTTCTAATGCTTTTGCTTCCGCATCTGCTGCTTGCTTTTTTTGCAAGGCTAAACTAGCTTCAGCAGCAGAAGTATCTGGTTTGCCTCCGCCCATTAACATGCCCATGTCATAATCTCCTAAGTAATGTATAATCTTGCTGATCTGGACTATACTTTTCCATAACACCTTCTTCAACGAACTTTAAAGCTTTTGCAAAACGTAAAGCCACAGCATCAGAAGTTTTAACAGATATTTGCAATCTATGCAAGTTAAATGTGACCCAACAGATATCTAAAAACGAATTTGCACCCCTAAGTAGTGCTATTGGATATCGTTTAGACTGTTGTGTAAGTAAAGACCATACCTCTGCAACACCATTCCATAGCATGCCACAACCAAATACAGCAGCTGGTCGCCCATAGTAAAACACTGTAATAACGGGTCCACGGGTAGCTTGATTTATAATTTGAGCTTTAAATTCGTCATAACCCATAGCATTTACATAATCATCGATATCGTCTAACGTATCTAAATGGTCTGGATGAAATGGCATGTAATAACTTCCTTTTACATGAGGAAGTCCAGCTAATACGTCTGGATTAATCGAATACATTGAAATCTGCCGATGCTACAGTTTGAGCAATAATAGTTGATGCTGATAATGGATTCTTAGTCATACGCTTATGTTCGCCACCGCCAAGAAGTAAATAACCAAAAGCATCGCCTACGTGTGAGTGTTCGTTCTTATTTGGTGCATCTCTAAATCTTTCTTGTCCAGCACCGACAGCTACACGTTTAAAATGGTATCCACCCGCCAATGATTTACGGATCATCTTGCATTTTGTATGAATCATAAGTCCGGGTTTACCCGCAATCAATCTTTGCATAGGCGCTGCGGCTGCTTCTCGTCTTACTTTAAAATCATTGGATGGTGTTGGCTGTGCGCGTAATCCTAATGTGCGTAAATAATCAAATGCTGTCACTTCATAAATTGCATCTCGTTGCATACCCGCTGGATCTCCCCATAGCATGATTTGTGCTTTTGGGTATTTAGCATTTAACTCTGCTAATAATTGCTGACCAAATCTTTCTAGCCCCATATCAAAGGTTACAATCTCATCTAAGATAATCCATCTGCCATTAGGCAATCGTTGTCCTACGACTGCGGCTGGTGTCAAACCAAAATCAAGACCAACTTGTAATGCATGTTCTGGATCATAATCAACTTCGCCACTCATGGCATTGTCATCATATTCTGGCCATACGGGTCTGCCTTCTTGAACGTATGTATATTTTCCTTCAGCATAACACTTAATCCAATCTAAGTTTTTACCACCTAACATCTGCATGTAATAACCCGCTGGTAGATTACCTACGTTTTCAGCTTTAGGATTGATCTTCCACCAACGACCACCAGAAAATATATGATCGTTTGCTTCTGGATTCTCTGGTAGATCTCCGGGCGATACTTCTGTCACACCACCGGGCTGTTTAAAGAAAGCCCAAGCATATTTACCATTGAGCTTTTCTTTCTCAGCTAATCTAAACCACCAGTGGTCATCATCCATTGGATTAGTATCCATCCAAACACCATGCCAAGTAGGTCCTCCATCACGTTGTGTCGGATATCGACCCACACGATGAGTAAGTCCATCAATAACTGCTTTAGGTAATTCACGAGCTTCATTGACCCACGCTCCTGTCAGTTCAAGTGATAAAAGTTTTCTTACGTCTTTAGGTTGATCCAATGCTAAAAAGATTACTTCACAATCAATTCCCGCAGCTTCACCGCGCTTTGGTAACCGAATATGATGTGTAATAGGAGGAGTATATAGCATCGGACCAAAAGTGTTTTCTGGAAATAAATCTTGCCATGTTTTAATTGTTGTTGTTTTTAACTCTGGATATGAGTTACGCACAATCACAAATCGTGTATAACGAATGCCATCAATAGGGGATGGCTTTTGTCTGACTGCACGCATCATAATCTCTGCGGCACATGCATAGGA